TAATAATCAAGCCAGGTTTAAGTATCATAGTAATACCTACTAATCCAGCAATCAATAAACTATTTTCACCAAAAGTATCAACAAAAAAGTCTTTCAATTTTTTTAAATTAGGTATAACTTTATCCTCTACAAACTTTACAGTATCTTTTAATAATTGACTATTTAAAATTTTAGGTAATAAGAACAGCAGTGCAATCATAGCTGCACCCTTTAGAAAAGCATTATCAGTCCCTTTCATCTCTTTTACATCATCTGCAAACTCACCAATTGCAAGACCAACTCTTTGTGTTGCAGTTAATTGTTTTTTATCTTTTGCAGCTTGTTCTTTAATCATCTCTTTTCGTTTAGATGGAGATGATGTTTTTAATTCCATTTGGAATTGTTTTTTCTGTATCTTTATAGATTCTTTATCTATATTTTTTTCTGTTCTTGCATCTAGTTTACCAGCTTTGTTTAGTAATTTTTTTTGTTCTTCTAATTCTTTAATTTGTTTCTTATAGGTACTTTTTAAAAAATTATTATTTTTTATATCTTCTTTGTTATTATCTTTAACACTTCTTGTCAACTCTTGCATTTCTTTTGTACGTTCATTGTTTCTTCTTCTGTCACTTGGGATTTCTTTTGTATTGAATAATTTAGATATCTGATTAACGACATCTTGTAGTTCTGGAGTGATAGCCATTATTTCTTCTTCTTATCTACATACGCATTCGCACCAAAGAATGCAGCTACTAATGCTGATATCGCAACAAAGTATGTGGGTGCAATGTCTGCTAGTAATTGTCCTGTTGTATCATAACCTATGAGGTCTGCAATCACGATACCGATTGGATATACTAACATACCAATCAATGCGAACCATGTCATTTTTCTCATTGCATCTCTTCTTGCATCAGCATCTTCTAGTTCTCTTCTTTTAAATTCCAAGTCCATCTCTAATTCTTCTGTTGAGATGTGTCCATCACCATTTAAATCTTTACTCGCAACCTCATTATCAACAGTCTTTGTTATCTTGTTAGCCATGTGACTATCCTCTCATTTTTTGGTTTTCCTTCTCAATCCTTTCATTCTCTTTCTTTATAAACTCCATCAATAAACCTAAGTAAATCTCTCTTTCCCAAGGCATCATATCTTCTAATTCACTTAAACTATATTTATGGTGTTGCATCAATGCAAAATTAGTTTTATAATAATTAGTTACACTGTCGTTTGACAGTCCTATCCTAAAAAAGTTGAGAGGCCCTCCAATGTAACCTCATTTTTTACTTTTGTTTTAGGATTAGTAAATTTAACAGTATGTCTTAATTTAGGCATAGTTGAATAAAACTTCATTATCTCATTTAATTGTTCTGAACTCATAGAGTCAATAAACTCATCTAATTCTTTCTCTGTAGTATCTATTGAATTATAAATTTTATCACCATCATGTATTTCGTGAATACACTTGTTTAAAACTAAAAACATTTTTTGATAGTCATCAATACCATCTGGAACATCTTTAACATCTTTCAGTCTTGGGTAAGTTAGAATAAGTTTTATGGGAGGTTCTTTTGATATTGCTATTTCATTTGTATGGTCAGCTGTCATATGAACATCAATCTCGTCAAGATTTATTTTTACTGGAACTCTTGTTTTGTTATCATCTGTGCATAACATACTAATTTCAGCTGTTTCTCCAATAGACTTTGCACGAAGTTTAAGAAATATATATTCCACATCAAACATAGGTGATGTTTCTGGGTCTATTTTATCAAAAGTACAATTAGATATTAATTGTGAAACTGCACCAGTAAGTTGATTTTCATCTTTTGACTCTTGTGCTAACATTAATAATTTTTGTTCTTTTACTAAAAAAGGTCTGTATTTTATTTTTTCACCAGTAGATGGTAAAACCAACTCATGGGTTGGTGTATTTAACTTTGGTAAAGCCATGATAAATTATCCTTTATAATCTAGACAACACTCTCGGTATTGCAGCTCTTATTTGCCTCTCTGCACTATTAATAACCACTTCTTCAATTCTATCACGCAGTGGTTTTGGTAATTGTGACTCATCTGTTAAGTTTTTCCAATATCTATAACTAAATGTTACTTGTAGTTTTTGTACCTCTGTTGCTTGTGGTGCAGTTAATGCTTGTGCAGCCACTGTTTTTGGAAAACATTCAATTAGTTCTACTCCATATCTTCTTTTGTTTTGTTGGTCTAATGAATATATTTGCAATCCACCACTATATTCATCATAGTAACCTAATGACCAAGTTTGTGGATTATATGCGAGTCTTTGCCAAGTTTCAAAGAACTTTTTCTCTTTATAATCTGAAGACATTCTAAATGTTGCAGTAATATCTCCGTAAGAATAACCTTGCACTATTTCTCTTGTTGGGCCATATATGTTATTATCTGGTGCAGTATCTAGGTTACGGCCTGGAAACTCTATTGCTTCACATTGTAATCCAACTTTCCTTGTTATTCCTTCACCAGTATTCTCTTGCATGACCTGTGAGAACACATTGTTTAATGCACCTTTAGGTTTACCTCTAGTGCCTTGTGGTGGTAGTATTACAACTTCATATCTTGAAGGTAACGCAAAACCATCATCACTATGAAACTCTGCTAGTATCTCATTTAAGACACCGTATGCAGTTCCTTCTATTAGTCCACCTAAATTAAATTTGGGCATTAAATCATCTTCCTTGAATCTTTATACACTTCTGCTTGACTACCTTTCTTAAATCTTTGAACTGGTAGTAGAGTTGCAACTGTAAACTCATCTGCATCTACTCTACGAAATCTTGATTTAACTTTACCAGCAAGGTATCTTTTAAGTGTTGGTCTAATAAGTCTTATGCTTTTTAGTGCAGTATAATTTACATTTAATTTTGTAGACTCATCAAACTTTGTGTTGTTACTAAAATCTACTACTCTATCTAATAATTTCATTCTCAATGGTATTGGTAGATAATGAAAGTTTAATCCTAGAAATCCATCATTGTAATTCTCTAATGGTAACACTAATGGAAATGTATCGTAGTACGGTAATTTCTTTTTTAACTTTGGGTCATAGATAAACATATTTAATCTACCAAAGAAAGGTCTTGCAGCTTGTTTACCATCACGAATTAAATCGAGTGATTTAGGTGTACCAAATTCTTTGATTTTATCTCTATACCAACCAGTTGACTTTGGTCTACCTTTTGCAGCCTTAACTACACTCTGTATATACTTACTTGGAACGGCCATCTAATTTCTTTCTATTTTCCATATGTATTTCATCTATATCATACTTAGATTGACCATGATACTCTACTGCGTAGTGATTGTCAACCATAAACTCATTAAGTATAACCTTTCTATCAAGGTGTGGTTCGTGTACTCTGAACTTACCTAATATTCTTCCAAACTTACCTGTCTTATCTTTTTCTGTGATAAGTGTCTGCATAGAACCAATAGGCATCAAAGTTAGAACTAACTTTTTGGCCATTAGACCATACTTTTTTTCTTCTAAATCTCTGGTTCTACTTTCTGGTGTGTCTATACCATATAACCTAATACGTTCTTTGTGTAACCACACACCGAACCCTAAGTCGATATCTACATCAACTGTATCACCGTCAATTACCTTGACTATTTTACATCTGTATTCGTACATAATACTATTTATACTTCGGATTGAGATGGTCTTCAGTAAGTATCTTAAATTCCATACCTCTGTTCTGACACCAATCTATTGCAGATTTCCATTTAGCCTGATTAATACCCCAAGTCTTTACTTCATTGTACCATTTGCGTGTGCGTTTCTTTGGTGTTTTAGTAGGTTCTTTGCACTGATGTTTAGGTTTGACCTCAATAAGAAACTTCTTGACACCACCTGTGGTTTGTTCTATCTTTATATAGAAGTCTGGGAAGTATCGGTGCATTTTACCGTCCCAAGGCGACCTATAAGGAACAATTATCTCTTCACTACCCCACTCTACAACCTTATCATTCTTATCACAATAAACCATAAACTTAAGTTCCCACGAAGAACGATAAACAACTTGTGATGGGTCACCCTTATACTTCTTTGGGTTTTTTGGAATATATTTACCTTTGTATGTCATGTCGACTAAATACCTTCATAGGAGTATTTATACATGGCTATAGATTTCGCAAAAGGTGTTGCAACCTCAGTAGTTAATAATGGATTAAGAAAAGTTGCTGGTAACCTACCAGGCTTACTTGGTAAGACTAAAGGTAAACAAGGTGCAAGAGATAGTTCTGATTTAAAAGATTTAAATGATACCAAAGTATCTAGTGTTAGTCCTAAATTGTTACAGTTTCCTTCAGATATTGATTCAGACCCAGGCGTTGGTAATCATGGACATTACATTATTTTTTACATCAATGAGTTTGAAAAGACAAAATTAAAATTTAGTGATGTCATACCAGACGAAGGTAAACAAAATTTAAAAAAAGCAGAACAGGAAATGGGTTTATCAGGTAAATTAAATCAAACAAAAATGCAAGGTGGAAACCCTGTTTCTATTCCAGAAGCAAAATTAACTAATCAAGGTGGTAATGTTCAGTATGATTCTAAGAATTTTGTTACAATGGAAAGACTGAATAATCAATTTAAAGATGATACTGTTATTCAAAAAAGACCAGGCTATGGGTATGCACAAATCAATCATAATTCAGATACAGATAATACTAAAACTTCTGGTGGTAAAACAAATGCAGACGAAGAACTTACACCACAAACAAAAGCAATTCAAAATGCAATGGAAAATAATGTTAGAGTGACTATGCCATCTAGAAAGAGATTAGATACTGCAATCGCATTATATATGCCTGCACAGGTTCAAGTAACATACGGTGCAAAATATAATGATACAGAAATTAGTGCGTTAGCTGGTGCAGTAGGACAAGCAATTGGTGATATGACTGCTGGTGCTGGTCTGTCAGACACATACAATAAAGTTATACCTATGGTCACAGAAGGATTACAAAAGAAAGCACTATTAATGGGTGCAGATTTACTTGATGGTATAGGTATCAGTGGTACAAGAGAAGCAGTTGAAATAGGTAGAGCTGAAGTAATCGCAGACAGAATGCAACTTGCATTTAAGGGTGTTGACAGAAGGTCATTTCAATATACCTTTAAAATGATACCAAGAAACTCAAGAGAAGCAGATGAAATTAAAAAAATAGTAGCTGCATTTAAATTTAACATGATGCCAGAATACAAAAACTCTATAAAAAGAGATACACTTAACTATCCAGCAACATTCAATATTGAGTATCATTATAAAGGTAAAGAGAATACATATCTAAACAGAGTGTCGGAGTGTTTTCTAGAAAATGTTCAAGTGTCCTATGGTGGTGATAGATACAAAACATTTGACCCACATAATAGTGAAGGTGCT